GAGAGGCAGGTGCTGCTCAGAGAGCTATCAATGTAACAAGTACAGCAATTGACCATGCTGCTAGTCGTACTAGAGGCTTTGACAGATTGGCAGCAGGAGCTCAAGGAGTTACAGCAGCACTCGGTATAGTTACCGGAGTTATGGCTCTTTTTGACATATCTGGTGAATCCGCAGAAAAGACAATTCAGAAGGTGGTTGGTGCCATGGCCCTACTTGAGGGTATAAGCGCACTTGTAGCGACAGTACAGGCATATCAAGTATTCACCCTAAGTCAGCTAACACGATCTCAAGCTGTCAGGACCACAGCAGAAGCAGCAGCAGCTGCTGTTACAAGGGCTAGTGCAGCCGCCACTGCTAATGCAGCAGCACAAGAAGCTTTAAGAGCAAAGGTGCAAGCTATTGCTGCTGGTATAATTGAATTCACCTTTGACCAGAATGTCAAATTAGCAACAGCGCAAGAGCTGCAAGCAGCAGCTACAGTGACACAGACAGAGGTTACAGAAGCAAATGCAGCAGTTACAGCTACAGCAACAGAAGCTCAGTTAGCATTAAATGCTGCACAGATGGCTAGCCCATTAATGATACTTGTTGCTGTACTTCTCTTAGCAGTGGACGCCTATCTTATTTACGAGAGAGTAACTGATGACGCTACAGGGAAACAGGCAGACTTCAACAATGAGCTCAAGGAAGCTAACATGGATGAGCTCATAAAGGACCTTGGTTTGGTGATGGATAGGCAATTGGCCCTTATGAGGCTACAGGAGGCATCAGATTTCGATATAAGCACTAGGCTGCTTATACAAAATCAGAAGAGGATTGAGCTACAGGAAAAAAGTCTTAGGCAGCTGGAGACTCTCAGAGAGATTGTTCACACTGAGGAAGATATAAATAAAGTTAATGACGACATTCATAACAAAAAAGACCAGATATATGCTCTTGAGACACAGCAGTTGGTACTGGAAAAGCAGAGGAGTGACGCAGCTAAGGCTGATATAGAGAAGCAAGTAGCTGCAAAAGAGGCAGCAATAAAGGAGGAATTCGATCTGCGTATGGAGATGTATGCAAGGATGAAGGAAGCCGAAGACAATCTGTTACAGCAGACTATAGCTGGTAATATACAGAGAGCAAAGGATGAGGTGGCCCGCCACGAACTGTGGATTCTGAACAGACAGACCGAGCTCAAGGCGGAAGATGGACTCACTGAGGAGAGTAAGAAGAGGCAGGAAGAACTCAATGCAGAAATCCTGAGGCTCCAGGTTGAGCTGATAGACAGGAAGCAGAAGCTTGATGAAGCCTCTAATAAAATGTCAGTCGATCAAGCAGCCTTGTCGCAGGAAAGGAGCACACAGGCTCAGTTGAAGATAGTAGAAGATGCTTCTGAGAAAGAGATAGCTATTCACAGGAAGAAGCTGCTCAGGATTGCTGAAATCACAGATGCGAATGAAGTGGAGGAAGCTGAGGCTAGGGTAGAGGCTGCTAAGAAGGTGGTAGACAAGGTTGAACAGGAACACCTTGCCAGTGGGCAAAGACTCAGGATGATGAAGGTTAGGATCATGAAAGAGGAGTGGGACTTGTTACAGATTCAACTGGAGAATGAAATAGAAGCATATGACGAAGTGTCAGCTGAGAATGTTCGCAGGAAGAAACTCGGACTGGAAACTATTGAACAGGATGAAGAAGGACATGCTGATAAGATAGAGCACATCAGAAAGAAGATGTCTGATAAGAGTTTGGAGATGGATAAAGCCTTAATAGAAGCTAAGAAGTTTCAATGGGGTGACTTCTCCAAGTGGCTTGAAACTGTGCATGGAGCAGATGTGATTAAGGTGATGCAAGAAACCTCTGATGCTGTGTTTGAGCTGGAGAAGGCGCATAGAGAAGCGAGACTCGCAGAGGAAGTGGCAGCATTGGAAGCTCAGAAAGAAGAAGCTTCAAAGACAGCCAACCTGACAGCTGCTCAGAAGCTTGCCGTTGAAAAGAGCTATGACAGAGCAATAGCTAAGCTCAAGAATGACAATGCAAAGAAGGAGCGTAAGGCTCAAATCATTCAAGCTATTGTGAATGGATTGCTGGCTGTTACTATGGCCCTTGCTACTAATGCTGGTCCATTGGCCTTTATTGCCGCTGCATTTGCCGCTGCTTCCTCTGCTGTAGCTGTTGCTAAGATAGCAGCATCACCACTTCCTAAGTACGCTAAGGGTACTAAGAATGCCAAGAAAGGCTATGCTTGGGTTGGTGAGGAAGGACCGGAGTTGGTGAAGATGAGAGGTGGAGAAACTGTGTATACAGCTAAGCAGTCAAAGGAATTGTCTAAGAGCTTTGCAATGGTGGACCACACAGGAACCATTACATACAGCAGAGAGAACTCTGGAATGGACTATGATGCACTGGGAAGAGCTGTTGCTAAGCACATGCCTGTACATACACCATCCACTGTTAATATGACAGCAGACGAGAACGGACTTACCATCTTCATTGATAAGGCACACTCTCGTCAAACTATTCGTAACAAACGCCACTCTACAAGAGGATGATATATAATTTCACAATAGAAGACAGGAATGGTGTCCAGACTCACATAGAAGACCCTATGGGGTGGGATAACACTGTGTTCACTCTTGAGAGGGATAAGGATAAGCATGGCATATTATTCAGCTATCAGCTCAACCCTTACACCTACACAGGAGAAGCATACAGGCTTCTTCAAGCTGAGTATGAGCAATATGGTGTAGAGGGTGTTATGTATCTCATCATTGAGTATTTCTGTGATGATGGTTGGAAGACTATTGGCAAGTTCAAATACGATTTCACTGACTATGTAGACAGGAGAGGAGAAGACTGTGAGGCTACTATTTCTGTTGAACAGGATGATGAAGCCATGATATTCCGTAACAGGATTGACCAGAAAGCAGATGTGCTTACACTCCTGACATACGATGGACTCACTACACTCCCTGTATATCAGAAGCTACCATTCATCATGCCTCTTCCTCCGAAGAACATATTGATTATGGACTACTCTATTAATGAGGGAGACATTGTTTCTGAATACATTGGAGAGTACACAGAGGATGGTAATCATGATGGAGGTCAGCTTCAATCAGCATTCTTTGTTCCAGCTTTCAGTAAGAAGGTGGCAGAAGAACTTGGTGGTTATACACACCCATCTGTCTCTGATACAGCTGAACATGATGAAAACATTCAGACAGCAAACGACTGGCCTGGAAGTGCTCCAGACAGTTGGATAGAGCTGCCATTTGGTGACTCCATTCAGACTCAGTCCTTCCCGTTTGATAGCATAAGTCCTATAGTCAACTACAATAAGGAACTGGGGCCGGTGTACGGATACATCAACGTGAATATCGAGGGTATCTACCACAAGAGAATTGGAGCCTATAATGATCCAACTAATGGTCTCGCAACTGATGGCTTCCTCCGTTGGGGTATTTTTCTGGGAGTGCTCAAAGCAGACCAAGACCCAGAGCTATACAGTTCGTGGTGGTGGCTCAGCTATGGCACAGACACTACCACTGGTGGTGATTCTGTGTTCAATGTTTATCATGATTGTTGTGTGCCACTAGCAGGTGAAGAGGTGAGCTTCCCGTTCAACTTCAACTTCACCCTGACTCCTGGGGATAGAATATACTATTTTGATAACATAATCTACAGCAAGAAAGACTTTGCAGCTGGAGAAGCAGGTGTGTCAATACCACTTCCAACATTTGTAATCACTGATTATGCTGATGCATATTTCAAGGTGAGTGGCATGTCCACAGTACTTGAGACCACCACTAAAGCTTGTATGGTTAATGAGTGCTGGAGCAGAGTTGCTGAGATTATCACTAATGATAAGGTGAGAGTGTTCTCTGAGTTCTTTGGAAGGGTTGATGCTCAACCATTCACAACAATGACCACTACAGCAGCAGACGGTTGTGGCTCCCATTTGGCTCTCATGAACGGGTTGATGATAAGAAACATGCACCTAGCTACAGACAGAGATGTTCCATCAAGACTGCCATTGTCTATCAAGGACTTGTGGGATGGACTCAATCCTATTTACAACATAGGTATGGGATTTGAACCAGACCCAACCAGAGGTGGTGGATTTAACTGGCTCAGAGTGGAGCATTGGCAATGGTTCTATGAGAACGACATATCCATTGAGTGTAAGGGTGTAGATAATGTAACAAGAACAGCTGTATCAGCAGATCATGTATCCATCTTCAAGTTCGGCTACAGCAAGTGGGAAGCAGAAGAGTTGAATGGTATTGATGAGTTCATGACTGAGCGTGAGTACAGAACAGAACTGTCTCAAGTGAACAGGACATTGGACCAAACATCTACATTCATTGCTTCTGGCTACACCATTGAACTTACAAGACGTAAGGGGTATGCCACATCTGAGGACTGGAGATATGATAATGACACATTTGTAATATGTGTTGAGCGTCTTGGTCCTGACTTCATAGTGGAGAGGGGCAACATTGGCAGTGCTGCTAATATTATTGATCCCTCTACTGTCTACAATTTCAATATACGCCCTTCCACAATGGCACTGAGGTGGCTTGCCACTGTCTTTGAGTCCTACCGTACTGCTGATTTTTTCAGTAAGATATTGTTCACAGATGGCACAGGCAACCTTAAAGCTACAGGCATATCCACCAGAGGTGTGTGTGTTGTTGAGTCTCAGCCACTGATTGAGGATCAAACTCTGTCTGTGAATGTCATGGTGAACGCAATAGAAGGATTACCCATCCTGTTCAATGAGACAATAGGCTTCACGTTCCCCATCACCATGGCACAGTTTGACAGAATGCGCACCATGCCTAAGCGTCAAATCTATTACGAAAACGACCAAGTGTCTGGGTTTGGCTGGATAAGGAAGGTTGACTATAATGTTGAAGATGGTATGGCCACCTTCACTCTAATACCCGCACGATAATGGCAATCAGAATCATATCACCACAATACTCATTTGTCAGGTTCAGTGACCAACACCTTGACGCTCCACACTGGCTTGATACTCAAGCTCCTGGAGCAGAGCTGCCTTTCATTCTACCTGTTGCACATGTTTCCGATTATGCTTTTCAATGGATAGCAGAAACAGACACAGTGCAGGAAGCAGATGATATTTGTAATTCCATGGGAGGACCAGGAGGAGGTCCATTCCTCATGATCGTTCCAGGTGTAGGTTTGACAGACCCTATCACTAAGGCAATCTGGGATGCTAATGCTGCAATACATGTCTCAGAAGATGTTATTCTGAATTTGGGTGGTGGAAGATGGAGACTCAGCCCTACACAGGTGCTGTTCTACACTCCTATGCTTCCAGATATATCTGGTGTACCTTGTGGAAGTTGCTTTCAAATCTTGTTTGCCAATAACAACATCTTCGACTATGGTTATGCAGTGAGCAACTGGTTCAATAACATTTGCACTGATACAGATTACACAACTGTTGTTGAATATTACAGTGACATAGATGAGGTGGACTTTAACTATTGTGCTGACCCAGGCATAAAGAACAGAGCTCGTCTTCCTATATACATGACACGCCCACTGTTTCCAGAGGAAGAAGATACATACAGGCTCAGCTCAGGAAAGTACAAGGTGAACAAGTCTGTTGTAAGGAAGAGTTATGAAGTGGTGACAGATCAGATGGCATATTGGACTGTTGAGTCTTTAAGAGCTGTCTTCATTCATGAGTTTGTCTTCTTTGAGACTAACACACAGGTTCCACAAACCATTCTGTATGAAGGAGAAGTGACAAAGGATGGAGCATTTGTTCCAAACTACGTTGACTACAAGAACTTCCCATTGGCTACTGTTGAGTTCAGGGTGAATGCTACTGACTTCCAAATGAATAAGAACAACTGTGGTGTATGTCCACCTCCAGCTTATGGCTTGAATGCAGTGGATAACCACATTGCTGAGTCCACATATACAGTGAATTCCATCTTCCAATACGACCTTATCAACTGGATACAGACAGATTGCTGCTCCAATCCTACATTTGAAATCACATTTGTTGACCCTATATATGTTCAGGTGGCAAACATGGTAGGCACAGTGCTCACTATTGGCAGTTCAGCAGGATGGCCTCCACCACCATCAGGTTTAATAGCAAGCGACATAGTGGTGGTCACTGTAAGATGCGGATCATTAACTGATACCATCACCTCAAGAATAATCTGGGGTGCTTAAACAACAACTCAAATGAGTACAACTCCAACACAAGGCATTCTACTGATTGCCACATCACACCCCTTCTACGGAAGGATGGCAGTGAACCTAGCCAACACAATCAAGGCTGTCAATCCAGACATTCCCATCTCCATCCTTACAGATGATATAGGACTGAACCATCTGAATGACAGGGAGAAGAGCCTGTTCTATTCCATCATTCAGGTGGAAGTGGAAAGAGGACTGATAGGAATCAACAGACTGAGGATGTACCTTCCAAGGTATTCTCCTTTCAAGGAGACTCTTGCTATGGATGCTGATACACTTTGGCTACCTAAAGCAAGGGTATCAGATGCTTTCTCTCTTTTGAATGGAAGGGATTTCACCATTGTGAATGAAGGCTACTATGATCTTGACAAGATGAAAGACCATGGTACTCGACCATACACACACTGGGCTGAACCAGAGGAAATCAAAGAAGCTTATGGCTTAACTGGTAAGCTGTGGAAGGTGAGAGGTGAGTTTGTTCTGTTCCGCAAAGGAGCTGTTATTACCAAGCTGTTCAAGACAGCAAGGGACATTCAGAAGGCTCCAAAGGTGGATGTGGCAAAACTTGGTGGTGCAGTGACAGATGAGTTTGCTTTAAATGTAGCAATGAACATCTGCGGTATTGATCCTCACCAAGCTGGATGGCAACCAACATACTGGCCTCACATGCATGGTGGACAGATACCACAGGTGTACAACCTTCACGGATATTATGCTGTCTCTTTTGGTGGCAATGATTTGGTGAGAAATGCAGCTAAACTATATGCTACACTTTGTGGCAATGCTGCATACAAAACAGGTGTGAGGTATCGCTTCATGATCCACCCAAAAAGGGAATTTCTTAAAGAAAGAATTGAAAATTAACTATGGAACCTCTCACCCCCAAGCAACTAGCTTCTTACTTTTCTGGTAAGTATTATCATCCATGCCACAAAGAGGCTGTAGAGAAAGCATGTGCTTTAAGGGTACACGCTGATGGCACTTATCCAGAGAATCTACTGGAAGACAGACGGCCTCATGAAACAGATATTGTCCGTGAATATCGGAAGAGCATCTGGAAGGCCATCACTAAGCCTACATTCAACAAGGTGCTGAACAGTCTGGCCAAGATCAGACGTTCCACTGAATGGAGTGTGAAGTTTGGTGAAGCACCTCCTGTCACCATCATTCCATCTGAGACTCTGGAAGTGTTTATCAACCACAGGATACCTCAGCACACCAGTCTTACCAACTGGGCATTCTCTGTATTGCTCAGGGAGTATTGCATTGATGCCAATGCTTGGATTGCTGTTATCCCAACAGAAGATGCTGTAGCTGATGGAGCAAGATACATTGTTCCTCGCCCTCTCATCTTTAGGTCTGAGCAAGTGATAGACTTCGGGGATGACTTCCTTGTTGTCCTGAGTGGTGAGTCCTGTTTGTATGAGGAGTATGTCCGCAACAGCAAGACCAAGACTCATAGCAAGGAAGGAGATGTGTATTACATCATCACTGATACATTCTATCAGAAGTGGGAGCAAACCTCATCCAACCGTGACTTCACGATGGTGTGGGAATACACCCATAACATCGGTATGCTACCTGCTTTTCAAATGAAAGGAGTAGTAACCCTTGAGACTGAAAAGAGGATTATCAGTGAGACAAGACTTGCAGCTATGCTTCCTCAGTTGGATGAAGCTGCTCGTGAATACTCAGACCTTCAAGCTGAGGTGGTTCAGCATGTGTACTCAGAGAAGTGGGAGATGGGTCAGAGGGAATGTACATATTGTCATGGCTCAAAGACTGTTCACAATGATGGACATGAGCTGCCATGTCTGGCCTGTAAGGGTACAGGATGGGAACCAAGAGGTCCGTACACAACACTGATGATTGACAAGCCAATGAGTGGGGAGACAACAACTCCAATTCCACCTGCTGGTTATGTACAGAAGGACACAGCTATTGTTGAACTCCAAGATAAGAGAGTACAGGGACATTTGTTCTATGCTCTTGCTGCTGTGAATATGGAATTCCTTGCACAAGTTCCTGTTGCTGAGAGCGGTGTAGCTAAGGCTTATGATGCAGATGAGGTGAACAACTTCGTACATAGTGTAGCAGAAGACCTTGTAGCAATGCTTGACAGTGTGATATACTACATCAATGAGCTGAGGTATTCCATTGTTGTTCCTGACTACAGTGTGAGAGTATCCTTCCTTCCAACCATCACAGTACCAGATCAGTTTGACCTCTTTTCTGCGAAGATGATTGAAGCTGGACTTGCCAGTGCTAAGACAAGCAATGTCAATCCTGTCATCATCAATGCTTTGGAAGAAGAATATGCTAACAAGAAGTTCAGCAACAATCCCAGTGTAAGAGCTAAGGTGAGCCTCACGTTGAGCCTTGATCCTCTGTCTGGAGTAAGTGAGGACAACAAGAGTATGATGCTAAGCAATGGTGGTATTACAAAACAGACATATGTGCTGAGCTGCAATATTGGAGCTTACATAGCAAGAGCTGTTGAAGAATACGGGAATGAGTTCTTAGCATGGAGTGTTGCTGAACAGAGGGAAGTGTTGGAAGGGTATGCTACTGACCAAGTGGCAGCTGCTTCTCCTGTAAGACAAATTAGTAATACATTCGTCCCTAATACTCTGTAACATGTGGTACATGGTAACTATTATATCAGCTGTTGTGCTATTCTTTGCATGGATAGTATGGCTGATATTCAAAGAAGATAAAGAAGACAATGATGATTGAATTCTTATTCGTGCTATCCTCTGCTTCTGCTCTTTGGGCAGTGGCAAGTGTATATTGGAGAGGGTTTAAAAAGAGATTGAATGGCAGACTTTGATAGACTCATATCAACTATCCAGGACTCAGTGAATGAGTTCCAGCAAGGCATACCTGCTATTCAGAAGCAGATACTGAACAGTGTGCTCAATGACCTGAGAAGGTTGGATGTGAGAGGTGGAAACATTGTTATTTCTGCAAAGAACATAACATTGATAGGTCAAATCAGACAGAAGCTATTGAGTGTGGTACTCACTGATGACTACACAGAGAGTGTGAAGCTCTACACTAAGGCTTTCTCAGAGGTGAATAGGCTGCAAAATAGCTACTTCCGATCTGTAGAAGAAGGCTTTACACCACCAGACTTTGCCAAAGCACTACAAACTCAGAGTGTATCCACTGTTGTTGAAGACCTTACAGAGAGAGGAATAGCTGCAAATGTTGTAGCTGGTATAGAGAGAATTCTTAATACATCCATCACAGCAGGAGGAAGTTATGCAGAGCTTGCACAGCAACTGACAGATCATCTTACTACAAATGAGAAGGGAGATGGAGCACTGGAGAAATATACAAAGCAGCTCACATATGATGCATTGAATCAAAGCTCTGCACAATATACACAGCTTGTATCTTCCGACCTTGGACTGGACTGGTTTGTGTACTCTGGCTCAAACCTAACTACAACTCGTGAGTTCTGCATTGCATGTGTAAAGAAGAAATACATTCACAGAAGTGAGTTTCAGGATTTGCTTGATGGTAATTTCCCTGAGTTCAGAGCAGAGGGTGGAACAATGTACAAGGGATTGCCAGCAGGAATGTATGCTCAGACAACAGTGGAGAACTTTCCTGTGCTAAGAGGTGGGTATCAGTGTGGACACATGCTGAGACCTGTCAGTGCTGCCTCAGTACCAGATGATGTGCGAGCCATGATTGAAGGAGCGTGATACTTTCTTCCTTTCAAAAGGAAAAGCTAGTAACAAGCCTTGCTAGTAACACTACCTTTCAGTGAGATTAGTTCCAGACCGAAGGGCTGGTTCGGCTTGATCCCGTTTGGATTACTGAACATATACATCAATAATGTTTATACAACTGAACATTCCTGAAATGAAAAAGCCCTCACTAATGTGAAGGCATAGCTTGGCTTTCTGTCGGGAGCGGAATCGGGTCGCACACGCTCCTTCGTCGCTGCTCAATATCTCTTGATGGTTTGTTTGTTTTACTGAACCACTTAGCAAAGTTACCCACTTTTTAGTTAAGAAACAAATTTATTTATCCACATTGTGTATAACCGTACAGCTTTATAAGAAACAATTATAACCACTATAGACATTCTCTATAGGATGCATGAATAATTCTCAGTATATTCGCGTAAACAACTCACAATGATATATTTATTAGCGAACAAAGAGAAGAATGTATGCATGATGTGGCACTCAGCTTCATCCAAACCAAGTATGATACACCCAGAGAAGGTGTGCAAGTTCAGTGTGAGGATCATGGGTGTGCTTCCTGGAAATGAAACCACAGAACAAAAGATGCATGGGATGTTCTCACATCTGTCTCTTGGCAATCAGTGCTTCACCCTCAACAATGAAGTGCTACAATTCTTTGAAACAGGAATACATTTTGGAGACAAAGCACCAATTAACAGAGCAAAAGAAGCTGTGTGGAGAAGGCTGCAAGGTAAGCTGCACCCTCATGAGTATAAAGTGGCAGAATTGCTGTCTGAGATGCCCAACATGCGCTTCTACAACCTCTTGCCTATGGGAGAGCAGGTGCTGTACAAAACTGTCTCAGATGAGCTAGGAATGAGTCCTTTTGTAGTGGCAGATGTTATTGATAAGCTGGGCTCTCTTGGTGTATTTGTATCATGGAAGGAATCTGAATACTGGCTTTTCAATCCCTACCTGCTCCCAAGCTTCACTCATTACAAGGAAGCTAAGCTGTTTAAGAACACCATATTCGCAGAAGAATACAGGAAATGTATGGTTTAATCATTCTCGTGAAAATATATTTAAGAATTTCCTGAAAAATATTTGGTTTTAATCCAAACTTGTTGTACCTTTGTGGGGTGTATTGAAAAATCATCACACTATTAAATCCAACTCAATCCTCTATGGCTAAGAAACTACTTGTCCGTCAACCACTTACGACAGACGGCAACACACTAAGATACGATGAACATCAGCATCCCATCTACTCAGAAAGTTATGTAGAAGTGGCTGCTCAACGTCAGTTTGAGAGTCTGAACTCCAGTCTTCCTGCTCATCTTCGCTACCAATTTCAGGTGGTTGATGTTGAGTTTGATTCGATTGGAAGGCCAATCCACAAGATTGAAGGCACGAAGGTTTGTGATGACACCAAAGAAGAAGTCAAATCCTCAAAGAAATGAGCGCACTCATTGATATAAATTCATGTTGTGGGGGAGGAAAGCCTAAACCAAGGCCATCCACATCTCCTTCACCAAAACCTACCAAACCAAGACGGTAGGCACACACTCAACAACTCAACCCTATTCAAGTCCACACAATGGAAACACTCGTAAACTTTATTGAGCGACTGGCAGCTAAGGCTGGCATAGCTAACACTGACCCTCATTTAACAGAGTTCCTGAGCAATGCAGCTCTTGCCTCTGTAACAATACCATCTGAACTCGCTACAGGAATAGACAACAACATTCTATCCCTTACACAAGCAGCAGATAACCACCCTGTACTCAAACGTCAATATCATGCACAAGTGCTGAATGCGTTTGATAAAAAGCTGGATGCTATCATGAAGGATGCTGGCTTGTCTCCTGAGACAATAGCCAATCTTGAAAGAGAGCAAAACACTTACAACAGGTTTGACCAACTCACACACGCTATTAAGGAGTCAGCTGCTCTTGCAAAGGCAGCAAAGACACCAGAAGATAAAGGAGCTGCACAGAAGCAAGTGGATGATCTCTTAGCCCAGCTGAGGAACACACAAGCAGAATCAGCTACACAAATCGCTCAAATAAATGATGCTAGGCAGAAGGATCGTATCTCTTATGAGTTACGTTCAATGCTTGGCGGAGTAAGAACAGTGTTTGATGAATTGCCTCCACAGGCAAAGCAAGCTGCACTGGATAGTCTAATCACAAAGGCACTGCACGAAAAAGGTGCAAGCTTTGGATTTGACGAAGCTGGAGCTTTCACTCTGAAAGGAGCAGAAGATACAGCTGTGGTGGGTGCTAATAACAACAAGTACACTCCTGACACGTTCATTCAGGAGATATTAGCACAAAACAAAATCTTGAAGGTAGCTGATCCTGCTGGACCTCCTACACCAACCAACCCTCAGTCAAATGGTAGAATGCCAATGACAGTAAGAGGAAACACGGCTCTCTCAGGGGGCAACACTACAACTGCTGATGCAAATCGTCAAGCACGAGAAGCATTCATGAAGCAGAGTTAATACCTTCACTTTTTAAAATCCACCATTATCATGGCAAACGGATACTGTCCAGCCCTGCTCCTTCACATGGAAGCACTCGCTGGTTGCGATAACGCAAAACGCTTACAGCCTAATGGCTTCCTCCAATCTGTTCTGTCCAACATGGACGACAGTATTGCACTTAATTCTGGCTATGCAAATGGTCACACTCGACCAACCACTGTAGCCTTTCGGCGCAGACCTCTGGCATCTGACACTGTAGATGGATTCCCAGACTGTAACATAGCTACCACAAGCCCTTACGCAGAGTTTGCTCTTCCGCAACTCTTCACTAAGAGCCGCTCTTTCTGGATTCCTTCCAGCACCATTCGTCAGTATTGTTCTGATGTTTCTGAATATGTAACTATTGGTACTGCCAATACTACATCTATGAACAAGCAGACTCAAGTGATGAAGGAAGTATATGATGTGATTCTCGCGGAAGTGGGAGCCCTCGTTACTTCTATTGATGCTGCACTGGTCACTCAGATGAGCACACAATGGGGTGTTAATGCCGTAACTGGTACTGCCACTGCTGTTCCTCTCACATTCTCTCTGTCTACCAATGGTATGCAGGATGCCTTTGTACGTCTGATGTCAGATGCTCGTATCAACGAGTTCTGCGATGCAGATGGTATTTCACTGGTTGGTAATGGTCCATTCTCTGATCTTTCTCTGATTAAGAAGTGGTTCACCGACTGTTGCTCTGCAAATGGTGTCAATAAGAGTGTTATGATGGATGGCTTCCCTAACATCTTCTATGATCGGAATACCACTTCAATCTGGGGTGCTAATCATATCGGTATGTTTGAGAAAGGCTCCACTGCCCTCATTACTGCTCCTCAATATGTCGGCAACTTTGCTGGACGTATTGCCACTTCCGAGTACTTCTCTATGAATGTACCAGTAGCTGACTACTGCTGCCCTCAAGAGTTCCTCGACAGACTGGCCATTGATGTACAAATCAAGGAGATGGATTGTAATCCAATGCTTCAACTTGATGGTGCTGCTGCTCCTGCTGCTGTAGGTGGTCCTGGTGTATTGGTTATGATTAGCTGGACAGGTACTCTGTTTGTACGTCCTACTAACATGTACAACACTGGTGATCCTCTTGCTGGCTCTAACGGCACACTGCACTACATCATCACTGCAACTCCTTAATCAGAGTTGTCATTACTCACTCCTTCACCCCCAATCCTCTGAACTGATGAATTGCCTATTTGATTTTGTTGGAATACGTGGATACCATGTCTCCCCAGAGTCAGGGCAATTCATTAATCAGTTGCCTGGAGTTTCTTTGAAGAGCATTCAAAGTGTTGCGAATAGTGAACAAGTCACATTTGTAGCAGTGTGGGCTGATGTACAGGAACGTGCTTGGGCAAGACTCTCAGCTGACTTTAAGATAGCTATGAGAACAAAGTATTGCCTGAACCAACACACTGACACAGACCAACTGATATGTGATGATAAGTTCCTTTTCTTGAACGCATGGATGAACCTTCTTGGAGCTGAGCTGATGTATGAACTGCTCTACTCTGAACGTATCAATAAGTTCACCACTGTTGATCGTGTAAGAGCAGAAGAACTAAGAAACCTCTTCACTGGTATGTATGAGAACGCTCTTGAAGCACTCATGCCAGCCATTGAATGGAAAGAATACGATAGTAATCTTCAACGTACATTCATGAGAGTTGAACGCATCCCATGACACTATCATCCATCACCATCACATCAGAAACACAAGCCTTGTTTGATGACATAAAAAATCCTCAAGGGGATATGCTCAGACGAGTTGTTACTGATATGATACCAACGATACATGATAGAATTCACGTTCAAGGTAAGGCTGCTGATGGCAGTCAGATAGGAACCTACTCTGATGCTTACATGGCAGTCAGAACAGGAAAGACACAGAAAGGAGCGCAGAGTAAATCTGCGAATAGGTACAATAGGAGTGCTGACACGAAAGTGATTCTCTCACTCACAAGGCAATTAGAGAACGATTATTCAGTTCAGCCAGGGGCAGTAGGATGGGGAGTAGGGTTTAACAACTCGCTCAACTTCGACAAGGCTACTTGGAACAATACACGTTACGGAAAGGTTATTTTCGACTTAACAAGTGATGAACTTGATAGAGTCGTAACACTGACAGAAGAACACATCACTACACTGTTCCAATGAAATATCTGGACTATATATCCTCACTAATCAATGACACTATCGAGAGTGTGTTCCCCTGCGAAAGGAAGAACATCCTTGGTGTAGCCCAATCTGTAAGATTGGATTCAGAGATAGCAAAGGCTCGTATAGTTCCAGGAATATATCAAGGGATAGGAAAGGATGTATTGTATTCTGGGTTCGATGATAAGTGGAGTGTAAGCAGCTACCACAAAGCAATTCGCACAACCAGTAGAAGGAGCACGACAGGTGGATACGGAGACAATATGAACGATGTTGTTCTCACCCATGAAATGCAGCTTGTTCTGATGGCAAATGTGGATGAGATTGGAATGACTGCTGACCAACTTGCTCTTGTTATTCAAATGGTTTTTCCAGATGCATTGAGGAGTACAGCATTACCAGCTGGAGGCTTCAAGGCCATCACATTTAACGTAAATTCAGTTACGCTCAACACAGAGCAAGTGTTCAGAGAAGAGTTCCAGAACGTGGACTACTTTCTTGGCCCAGAGCATGTGTTAGTCAAGGTGGCATACACAGTGGAGAGTATCCTCGATAAGAAGTGCTTCAATCCATGCTATGCTAAAACTTCCCCATCCACCATTTAAAAAATTTATAGGCCATGCCTTATCAAGTTTATTACCCCGTTTGTACCACCACACTTCCAGACCACATTTCCAACTCTTGCGCAGACAGCATGGAGCATGGACGGGTAAGGAGTGTAGCGTTTGTACACGTTTCATACCTTGCAGCATTGCAGGTTGACCCCACTGACTATGCCATCTGGCAGACAGGTATTCTCGACAAGCTCATCATCATAATCCCAGAAACCACTGGTACATATGATGGTGGTACTCCAGTTGAAGGACCAGGATATGGTGATCTGGCAGTATCCCTTGCAGGATACGACCATGTGATTGCCTACAGTGATCCCAACTTCAAACAGAACGCTGAGTTCTACAACGCAATCAAATACTCTCGTGAATGGGTTCCAGTAATTCGTCTGGAGACCACAGCACTGTTGTTTGATGTAGCTGGACAAATCCTGCCTAAAGCACCAGTGACAGAAGCACTGACTGATGATGTTGTATGGGCTGTGGAAGTTAAGGTGTCACAACCTAACATTCCTGTTCCATTCATCTATCCTCCAGACATCTTCATTCCTTTCGCATTGTTCTAATGGAAAGCCCTTCATCACGCACTACCAGTCACGCACGATTGGTAGTGTTTGTGATGTTTTTCCTCACACCTTTAAACTACCATACTAATGGCATGTGATAATAAAGGCTGCTTCAAGGACTATGTGATAGGTTCTCCAA